AGTACTATGTACTATTATATATTTTCTATAAAATAATTAAAAAAAAAATAATAGATATATAATAATAAGTAAGAAGGAAAAGGTAAAAAAATAATTAGGGGACTATATACTATAACCTGCTATAACCTGCTATAACCTACTATAACCGACTATAAATCTTTATTTTGCTTTAATATTTGTAAAAACATTATATCCCGACGCCTTTATAACTTCCATCCCTAATTCTTTACATTTAGATATGAATATTTTAATATCCATTGATAAAATTTCAGAAAATTGTTTATGAATATGTGATGTTTTTATACGGTCTTTATGATTAGTTGTTATTTCATAAAAACCGTATAAAAACTGTTTTAATTTATCATTTGTTGTTATTGCTGTATCTGTTCCATTATTTTTAATATAAAACATTTTATACTTATTGTAATCTTCCATTTGTTTTTTCATTTCTGCTAATTGCTTTGTAAGGTTTTTTACCTTAACCCATTCAGCTTCTTTTAGTTGTTTCTGTGTGTATACCTCATCTATTGCTTCTTCCCGGGTCATTTCTTCTGGTGTCTTCTTCTTATAAGTAATTATCGATTCATCAGTAGAATTAACTATCTTAGTTACTGGTATAGGTGCTGGTATAGGTGCTGGTATAGGTGCTGGTGCTGGTGCTGGTGCTGGTGCTTGTAATTTAATAGGTTCATCATCATCTATTATAGCTTTTTTTATTGGTTTCTTTGGGTTTTTAGTAGGTTCAGGAATAGAAAATTGAACTACATTCTTTTTTTCTTGTGTATTTAAAGTATTTAATTCTTCTATTAGTTTATTAGCGATCTGTTGATTACCATTTTTAATAATTAAATGTTCTACATGGTCATCTTTATTAAAGCTTGTTTTTGGTAGTTCTAATTTATCATTTTCTGAGTGTTCAGAATCTGATTGTTCACTGTCATATTCTTCCATTGTTTCCTGTTGTTGTTTTTTATCAATATTTTCATTATAAACCTTTAGTTCATTTAAAACTTGTATTCTTTCTTCAAAATCCGTTATTTTGTAAGCATCACGTAGCATGTTCTCACGAGCTTCAAAGGTTTCTAAATGCTTATATTTCTCAATAAGAGCTAAAGACATGATGATTATTTTGTTCTCTACTTAGAAGTAAGATAATATTTTTAAGTTATTTAATTATTATAGTAGGTTATAGTAGGTTATAGCTGGTTATAGCTGATTATAGTAGTATGTACTATTATATATTTTCTATAAAATAATTAAAAAAAAAATAATAGATATATAATAATAAGTAAGAAGGAAAAGGTAAAAAAATAATTAGGGGGACTATATACTATAACCAGCTATAACCAGCTATAACCTACTATAACCTACTATAAATCTTCATTTTGCTTCCCTAACTGTGTTAGGTGCCTAAGTCTTTTAGCTTGGCGATTAACAGCATTGTCTAGATATTTTGTAATATAATCTTTTTCTTTATCAAGTAGTTCTTGTTTATTATTACATTTATATTCTTCTAGTAGTTCTATAAATGCATCATCTAGTTTAATTATATCATAACTATTAGTATAATTACGTAACCCCGCAATGTACCGTTTATAGTGACATTTATGTTCACTAAACCGTGTATTTAATGGTTGAGTGGTAGCCCCTATATATATATTACTAGTACTTGGTGATTTTATAACATATATCTTACCTTCTTGAAATTTATTCATTGTTGATGTTCTCTACTTGATGTTCTCTACTTGATGTTCTCTACTATTAGATAACATAATAATAAAAATTATAAAAACGTAAAAATAAAAAGTTAATCTAGATAGGTTCGGGAGCCGTGATTATATTTTTTTTTGCTTTTAATCTTTGATAATATAGTTTAGCATAGCTAGCATTCTTTGCTTTGCGTTCTTCATCGTCTTTATGTGTTTGTCGCCATTTATTCCTATATTCTTTATATTTATCTCTATGTTCTTCTCTGTATTTCTTCATATATTCACGTCTACTAATTTTATTATTATCTAATGTATCCATTTTATCTATTAAATGTTATCTACTAATAACTTATATATTCTTTAAGCAATATTAACTTCATGCCTGTCGCATCTTGCGGGCTAGCTTGGATACCACATCCTGCCCGAGCTTCTCAACGCCGGGAGCTAGATCACGAGCAACGACAGGGAGAGCAGAGCGTGCTAAAGCCTTCATAGAGGACATAAGCCCGCCACCAATATATCGCTGTAACTTCTCTGTGGTGATTGGATGAGGAACGGCCATACTAGATAACACGTTTTCCTTCGTTAAAATCCCGCTCGTGTAAGCGGATGAGCTACCATTAGAGGTAGAAAGGATACCGGAATACATCATTAGGAGGGTTAGCTGAGGCTGGATAGTTGCCTGTGTGTTATTAGTGAATGTTACCCGGATTTGGAATTGTGCGGTAGAGAGGGAGCCGGGTGCATAATAATCCTGAATAATCATTATCTTAGCTCATTCTTTCGAAATGAGATGAGACTATACCTTAAGCATTCTCAGGTTGATTAGACCATCATAGAATACCGATGCCTTAGTAGTCGTTGAGACCACACCATACCCTATCAAAACGGGTTTAGGTGTTAAGCCGCGGATTACCCAATCCTTACCATTATTACCATTGGAGCCGGCAATTAACCGGGTTCTCTTATAAAATTTCTTTTATAAGATGGTAGGTAAGGCTCTAAGGGACTTCCCGCTTTGAGGACATCTTGCAGTGTATTTAATACACCACTATAGAATTCTTTTGAAATTCCATTTTATCCCCATTATTACAATGTTTAGGGATAATCTTAGCAAAATCAAGCACAAGTACACTCCCGCAAGTGCTGATATATTCAGAAGGCACCCCGATAAGGTTGCCAGTTCCAGCAGTCCATTGTTGTTGAACACCTGAATATTCGGAATAAGTTTGTTGACAACCGGATAGATAGCTAGCACGATAAAGTTGTTCCTGTGAATAGGTCGATAGAAGGCCTGAGGCGTTGTTCAGGATAACCGAAACCTTCGAGATAGTTGCGTAATGGTCAGCAACACCACAACCCTGTTCATTATTTGCTGCACCAGTTCCGGCATTCTTTTGAAACTTATAGAAATCATCAACCCACACCCAAACCTTATCAGGATAGCTATTTAGCTGGATAGAGTTGCTTGATAACTCATTACTTACACCTGAGGCGAGTGTTCCCTGTGGTGGTAGAATATAGTTTACGTATGTTGCTAAAGGAGTGACGACGGTCGCAGGCACTAAATCAGAGGGTTTAGGAGTATAATATACAAATTCTAGATAAGTCTCAGCTTGTATAAAGCTAATATTTGTGATAGCTTTAGTAAGGCAAGTAGGAGACGTAACCCAACGCAGAAGACGGGTTGGGCTGTTGCCCGCCAGCTGAAAAGTGGCGTTGATTTGAGTGATTCCGCACAGGCCGGGTTGTTCTACCTTCTCACCGAATAGGAAAGGAGAAACAAAGATAGGCTCAACACTCTTCACACGAATCACGACGGTTTTAGTTGTTGCACCATCGCCTACAGTGTTCCCGGTAATAGAAACGATTTGAAAGCTACCACGGGGGACTTCATTGTTATTACAATTAGAATCTTGAAAGTTATTGAATGGAGAATTGAAGCTGGGCACATGCACAGCTTGGAGAGCTTGGGCAGGAGTGCCGGCGGCTGGGACTTCAGTACCTGCTGAATAAGGCTGAACGAGAGCCTGAGAATAGTTTGCGTATTTGTCGAGTTGAGTGGGGGCTGTTGAATTCCACCGTTCAAACTCTTTCTTATCAACACAACGGAGGAGGGGGTCTAGTACTTGATTTACTGGTAGGGATACTGTAGTATTATTGATTTGTATACTTGCGTTCGTAATCATCTGGTTAATAGGGAAAGGTGCAAAGCAATCAGCACCCTGATATACAGTAGTACCACCAGCACCGCCTAAGATGTTATACTGTGAAAAATTTACTAGATACTCACCAGTTCCCGGGGTACCGGCCACGGTAACTTCAAAAGTGCTACCAAGTGCTGCATTGCGGGATACAATGGTACTAGTAGATGGGACTTGTACATTAAAAACCATTTGCTGCGGCGTTGCTGATGCTGCGGGATACTTCTGCACGCTGATATTCTGGCCAGAGCGTAGCACGGCGTAGTTGATTTTGTCATCTAGATTGAGGACTTCATCACGGACGGCAACGGGGAAAACTTGCTGAGACATTTTTTATATAGATATCTATTAAACTTATTATATTATAGAAAGATAAAAAAAAACAAAAAATATTTATTTGAATCATGATTTACTTGCTACCTTTGTTATAATTTTTTTTCCTTAACATTATTAGAATATCGGCACTTGCACCTGCTTCTAGAAAGAATTGATGATATGCCCCGTACTTATCCCGCCATAGAACTTGTATGTTGAGCTGATTGAGTGGTGAATTGCCTAATAGGTCAATGAGACGGTATTCGGCAGTTGGTAAATAATAGATTTGTTGTCCTGCCGCTGTCTCTGTGCCTGTGTTATAGGGTATAATAAAATCCGTTAGGGTCTTGATAGTGCTCTGTTGTTGGAATATAGTTGATTGTGTAGATGGGTCTCTTTGGTTAAGGTTGAAAGGTGCACCTGAAAATTGAATTTCTACAGGGATACTACTAGATACAAATACTAGAGATTGGGCGGGTTGCCAATTGACAACACTAGGGGCTTGTTGATATAGTTGGTCATAATCGCCACTGGTGCCTGATTTAAATGAGCCTAAAATACTTGTATTTAATACATAATCACAAACTGTTTGTGGGAAATTATTACCTGATGCTGGTGCATAATAATCAAATCTAAAAGTGCTTAGTAGATTATATAGCGGTTGATTTACTGCTAGAAACCATTGTGTAGTTGCATCAGTGCCCGGGACACCCTGAGGGATTGAATTAGGACGATAAAACACTATTTTCTGGGCTACTGCATCAAATGCGAAATAGGGCAAGAAACTCCACCCTGCCCCCGGGTTTGATGATATTATTTGTTGCATTTGTGTCTGTATTGCTGTATTTATCATTAATAGAAAGCTATCAACATATTTGATATAAAAAAATGGGTTATTATAGGTTTGTTCGATTGATGTTGGTTGGGTTAGTGTTGATAAAATTGTTTGAGATTTCAGTTCTGGGACAAAGAGAACATCAGTAGCTATATTAACAGGTGCGTTGTAAGTCCCGCCTGAGTTAGTAGTAAATAAAAGTTGAACTTTATAAACTGTTCTACCATTATATACTAAACCGGATGTTCCTCCTAGTTCAATTTCGGGAATAATAACCGGTAGGTTGGTTTGTATATTCCACCGGACAACAGAAAGATAATAATCGCCGGCTACATCAACAACATTACTTGTCTTAGTCTGATTGAATATAAGGGGTTGCGGTTGGTTGTTATTAGCACTGTATTCATTTACAATTTGCATATTAAGATATTCGTGCGTGCTGTTGTCATCTGTGTTGGCGTGTGGTGCTAGATATCGTAGCTGATTAAGAGGAATCGCCATATTGAAATATACTTTATATTACTTTGTATTACTTTGTATTACTATATAATGATAAAATAAAAAAATTAATAAATTCTTTCTAGATGGTGAAAAAATCTAACTTAGATTTCGTAATAATCGAAATATAAGTTTAGATTATTTTAGATTTTTACCGGTTTGAGTGTATTCATTGATTTTTACCGGTAATAATTCATGAATTATTACCCGGATTAATCTAAAATAATCAAATTTCATATTAAAACATGTAAAAAATCTAAAATAATCTAATTCTATATTCTGTATCTGTAATAATCTAATTAAAATCTAGCTATATATTCAACAATTTTCTCCATGTCTTCAATAATTTCAGGTTTATGTACTTCAATAATCGGTTCATGGTCATTTTCGCTAGCACCATATAGTCTTTTTGATTCTTCTAATTCATTCTGTTGAAGGTCTGCTAGCTTGCTTAGCTCTATTTTTACTTTTTCCATACTATGCAGATATAGGACAAATCCGCTATCAATAGTATCAAATGCTTTCTGTATCTCTTCTAGATTACTAAATATATCTTCTTTGTGTTTGGTTAGTATTTCTAGATACTTATTTAAAGTCTTTACTTTATGAATATGAAACCGATGAATATGGAATGTATGCTTACATATACCTTCTATATTTGCGTATGATTGCTTTATTGTTTCATCTACGCTAGTATATACTTCACTAAATTGTGATGGTTCAACCATTATTAGATAGTATAAAAATATTAAAAATTTATTCTAGAATATATTTAGATTTTATTTATAAAAAAATACATATATATTATTTATTGGTATAATATAAATTATTCTAAATCTTGAAAGCATTCTCGCCATTGTCTAGAATAGTATGCATTTCTTAATTCTGTTCCTTTGGTTATATTCTCTAATGAAATTATTGTCATTGTATTATTTACTAGGTCCCCTATTTTCTTAATATTAGGTTTATCGCTATGATTATAAAAAGGTATACATCCACTAGCACCAGCCCATCGGGTGCGGTCATCGCTCCATGTGAACAAATGCGGGTTTTTATTACCATCAACTCCGTCTATAATATACATTAAACCAATTTCTACAACTTCGCCGGCTAGAATATCTTCATTAGCAAATACTCCGTGGCCGTGCTGGGATATATCAACATATACCCGGCTACAATTAACATAATTCTGCATCTTATAATCTATTTAGATTATATTTTTTATAAAATATACATTATATTATTCTATATTATATTTATTCTTGATAAAATTTTTCATAAACGTCGTCATCGTCTAATATTTCATTGATATTGTCTATTTCATCATTAATAGCATCATCTTCTTTCTTCTTTAGTGTTCCTTCTTTTTTCATTATTTTAGCTTTATCTTGAATGTTATCTTTCATACTCATTACTTCACTATAAAGTTTAGTTCCTTTGGTTCCTTCGTTCATTGTGCGTAGCTCTTGGGCTCTTTTTAAAATAGCTTTTAAACTCTCTGCTAGCTTTTCCCCCGGTGTTAGTTCTTTCTTCTCTTCTTTCTTATCTTGCCCTTTCTTAGCTATTCTAGCCTGTTTAGCTTTCTCTGCTCTTATTTTTCGTTTTTCTATAGCTTCATCTAGTTTTTCTTTGGTTCTATATTTAGACGCTTGTGTCTCTTTTTGTTGTTGTTTCAATTTATATAATTCCGGTTTATAAAAATCAATCCCCTGCTCTTTGAATTGTTCCCTCATATTTTCTAATAATTTTTGATCTTTTAATTTTTGTTCTTTCTTAGGTGCCTTTATTATGTTAATAAACTTTGTTGGAATATCTTCTTTATTCATCTTTAGAGGTTTCTGTGGTATTGGTATCAAATCAGTGCCTACTAAGTCTGAATAGTGGTCTGTTAGTGATTGAACTAGCTCAGCTTTTAGCATTGTAGAAGGTGATTTAATAATCACTTCAACATTATGCTTATATGCTAATTCTCGCAATTGTTTCACTGTTAACAAAGAAAATAATTCTTTTATGCTCGTCATTTATTATTATAGTTATTGTAGATAATATTTTAATGAATAGCACTTTTCGCCATGTCTTCCAAAAAGTCCATCCCCGGTAGTTTCCCTATAGTATTCTGTAATACATTTTTAGTTGTATTCAGAAACATTTTATCTAAATTCCCTAATTGGTCGATAGTAAATGTATCTTCTCCGCCTTTATATTTACGGGGACGGCCACCGCCACGTTTAAGTTTTCCATTACCAGAAACTGGTCTTGAAGAATCATAAGCAATTTCTGCTTCATCAATTAAATTTTCTTTTGCATCTTCATCTTTAATAAACCTATTCACAAGTGTATAAACCATTTTAAAATTTTTGTCATTTTGTAGTTGAAACAAAGCTTTTTGTTGTGGTGGTAGTCGATAATTCCTATAATTAGTTTGAATAGAAGGAATTTCATCATTTATTAATTTTTCAAACAATGCTAATTTAGCTTTTATAAATTTTTTTTGTTTTTTTTGTCCAGGAACTTGTTTTTCTTTTTCTTCTATTTTATTCATTTTTTGTACAAACTTACGTATAATTTGGGCTTTATTTTTTTTATCTAGATCTTTTTGAGCTTTTTGTAATTCTAGTACTTGTTGTTCTAGTTCTCTCTCTTCGTCTTGAAGTTGCATAGATAGATATTCTTCATTTAGAAAATCTTCTTCAGCTTCATCATCACCCTTACCAACTTTTCTATTTTGTTTTTTTGCCATTATTATGTTATAGCTAAATTAAAAATTATTATTATCTATATATATAGATAATAATTTTAAAAATAAATACTTTTAAAATGAAAACATTTTATTTATACAAAAGTGATAAACCAACAAAGAAATATTTCGTTGAATTTGAGAATCCGAAGACGAAAAAAAGTAAGCGAATTTATTTTGGGGCGGCCGGTATGGATGATTATACCATTCATAAAGATATAGAACGCCGAACACGATATCGCAACAGGCACCAAGCACGGGAAGATTGGACTAGCCCATATGCTGGTGCCGGTGTTTGGAGCCGTTATTTGTTATGGGGTGAAGATACATTACCGAAAAGTATTAAAGCAATGGAAAAGAAATTTAACATCAAGATAATAAATAGAACTAGAAGGAAAGCAGGAGGTGCTAAAGAAAAACATTCTGCATATCGTTCTATGAAGTTAGCTAGTCAGGGGAAAACAAAACCAACAAATAAATCTAATCGTGAGGCATTATTAGACTGGGGCAGGCAACGCTGGATTAATCTCACGGCATTATTAACTGATAAGAAAGAACTAGCTTGTGGAACTAAAGGGAAAAAGCAGAAAGAGAAAGGCCTGCCGAGTGTGTGCCGGCCATCTGTTAAAGTTGGTAAGAAGACGCCCATGTTAGCTAAAGAATTCAGTGAGAAGCAGATTAGGAAAGCAATAAAGCAGAAACAACAGGGCAAGACTATCAAGTGGTCTGAACTATAATAATTATTCCAAATATAAAAATTATTATCTAGATATTATCTAGATATAATCTAGAGTAGATTATTACAAATGAAAAACGTACACGTCCTTAAACTAGATAATTTTCTCGTAGTATGTAATATAGAATATAATTTTAATAATTTAGGTAATGAAATTAATTTTATAAAAGTAGATTGTTCTGGAAATATTAAGCGAAATTTTGATAATTTGCCTAATAGTGTTAAATTCTTAGAAATACAGCATTCTTTTAATGTTGACCCAATAGATTTTTTACCATCTGATTTAGCTGTTTTAGCTGTTAAAGATACAAATATAACTAATTTTGATAATTTACCAATTAATTTGAAAAAATTATATATATATGGTAATCGTATAGACAATATAAATAATTTACCACCAAATTTAGAACATTTAGCAATTTATCAATGTACTTTATATAATGATATTATAAATTTACCTAAAAATTTGAAAACATTATATATATATGGTAATCATATTAGAAATTGTTATATAAATGAAAAAAATATAATATTGCCCGAAGGGTGTATATTAGTAAATGACCCATCAGAAAAATTATATAGACCAGACAGAAAAATATATAGAACGAAAAGAGAATGCAATTAAGCGTGTCTATTCAATTTAGTTATAGTTATATGTGCGGGTTTGAACCATTCAAATATATTTTTATAGTTATGTTTAGAAAGTAGGGCTAGTTGGCCGGACATCTTCACAACTATCACAACGTGGCCTCCTGCTACGCTCTTTTGTGCCGTTTTCAGTTTCTAGTATAGTTTTTATATGATCTAATTCTAAGTCTAAATGGTGGTATATTCGCCATAAACCAAAACACGATAATTTAACTTCATTTTGTAGCTTCTCTGGTGTGTCTATCAATTCTAAAATTTGGTTCGCTATTTTTTGATATTTTTTTTTAATATAGGCTTCCTTCTTAAATTGCAGTTTTAAATCCATTTTTACACTGAACTATCAATTATATCTAAATTAAATTCAGATTTTTTATCTTCATGTTTATCTTCAGTGTCTTCACTTTCTGCATTATGACGTTTTCGATGGTGTGCTTGTGGTGTTGGTGGTGGTGCTGGCGGTGGTTGTATAACGGGACTTTCTGGGGGCGTGCGTGTGTCTATTTCACAGCAACCCCGCATACATTCGCTATGTTTGATGTGTTTTAATAATAAACCTAAACCAGTAAAAACAGCGGTTATTAACCCTACTAAACCTATTATAGCACCGTTATCCATTTTATCTATAATTAATTTTGAAATTTATTTACTTTCTAGAATCTTTATTTTCTCCTGCAACTCTTGAATAGCTCGAACCATTGGTGCTATTAGTTCGTTATAATCAATATTATATACATCAGTCCCCCCATTGTATGAGCCGTGTTTTAATCCCGCCCAATCAGTATTAAGTTCTTGGGCTGTTTGTTGTATGTCTTGGGCTAAAAACCCGTTATGAAATCTATTTCGCTTTTTGCTACCATCATTTGCTAGTTGAATTATATTTCCGTCTGTATCTTGTATATTGTAGTCTTCTCGATAATTCCATCTATATTGTTTTGGTTTTAATTTTTCAATAAAATTTAGGCCGAGTTCAGTATCTCGAACATCTGCTTTATCACGTTCATCGCTACGGGTTCCCGTTGCATATGTATACACTGTAGATAATGAATTTCCTATTTGAATTTGATTATCTCCACTTAAAACATTTGTGATAGCATCGCCAAAAATACCACAATTAAAACGTGCCCCACCGCCTGTATCAGTGCATCTTGAATTATAACCAAAAATAGTATTATTACTTTGTGTTGTTTGAGTAGCACCACTAGAAACACCTACAATCGTGTTATTGGTGCCTGTTGTTATTGCTTGCCCGCCATTTCCACCTATCACCACATTACCGTTACCAATTGTTAATCCGGTAGCAGTGCTACGGCCAATTAGCACGTTATAATTGCCACTCATTCCTGTTTTTCCCACGTCATACCCAATAGAAACTGTAGATGCTTGTCCCCTGCATTTGTGCCCGATTGCTACGGATTGATTACCAGCTACCGCCGCTATATCATTTATTTGCACTGCTTCATTTGTAGTATGATAAAGAATAGAACCCTGTGTTAGCACTGTCCCATTGAATGATAGATTAGCTTCGCCGTTCAAAGCGTCAGTCGTTGCAGTAGCTGTAATTATGCGGTTGTCTGCTTGGTTTGCGACTGTAATTGCAGATGTGGCGGGCGTCGTCCAAGTTGGTAATGCACTACTACCGCCAGACGTGAGCACTTGCCCCGCTGAGCCTGTTATATAAGTGTACGTATCAGTAGTTGCGTTATATGTGCTACCAAGTGAAATTGCATTAGATGGATTAATAGAAATCGCACTAGCCCCACCATTGCCGGATAGATGGATACCAGCACCGGAACCTAAAAAATTAGTAGCTATAGCTATATCTTTATTGGTATTAGCTATATACATTTGGTTTTTGCCATCGCTTACCGTATTAGAACCGGTATAATTATTTCCATTCATACCAATGACGCAGAAATTTGCCGATTCGCTCACAGTCGAGTCGTTAGTAATATACATGTTCGTGGAAGCAACGGCACCGGCATTTTTATTTTGTAATATTAAATTCTGAGTAGATTGATTAGCATTAGAAACACATTCTAAATTAGTCTGATAGGAATTGACAAACCCGAGAGACTCACCAAGATGTAATTTGGTCGAACCGTCAAATGTAAAATTAGGGCTTCCGTCAATGTCTGTTCCATTTGAACTATAAAGAACTTCATTCGCTCCAAGATTAAGATTACCAATAGACAGATTACCCAGATATACACCATCACGGGGCGGAACTAAACTAAAATTACCAATGTAAGACATATTATTTATATTATACTATTAAACATATAGATATTAAAATGAAAATTATAATTTGAATAAATCAACTACTATTTACCCACATATTACTATTTACACTAGCAGATGATACAACACGAAGATAAGATGCAGATAACGGGACAGTATAACCAAAACTGCCCCCAGTGCTACTTGTGTACACGTATTGTGTATCATACCAGTTAGCAGTATCCGGGCTAATTTGAATTGTCAAAGTGGTAGGTGCTGATACATCACCGTAAAAAGTATATTGACGTGGAAAATAGCCGCCATTTATTAATAATGAACTAGCTCCCGTAGTCCCGGCGGATTGAAATATTTGATAATCTTTTAAATTTGCTAGTTGCACATTTACACCATCAGATTTTAATAATGATTTTATTGTCAAATATGTTTGTGGTGCTAAATCTGTATTAAGAACATTCACATTGTAAAATTGTAGATAAGGTTTAAATGAAAACGTTCTAGCATTTGCTACTGGTGCTTGAATTACATACAACTCCTGTTTTCCTATATTAGTCCCATCACTTGAAAAATTTACAACTAGCTGATATGTGGTATCTGTCTCAATACTCACGAGAATCTCACTAAAATCAATTGTACTGACAAATGAACCGGCAAAACTATCCCCTGCTGCTAATGGAAACGTGCTAGAATTATTACCATCAATTAATCCTACCATTTTTAACTGTTATATTTACTATTTGTAATCTTATATATATATGATAAAATAATTTATTTTGTTTTATCTGTCTTGATATAATCCCGCTGAGTATCTAGTCCGTGGGACATCATTTTCGAATCATTGGTTTGTTCTTCTAGCACATTCCCGTATTTACTAGATAGATAGATATGCCTGAGCATACTGGAGCCTACCTTCTTTTTAAATATCTTATTCAAAATACGGGTTATTCCATTTTCTGGTATCTTTCTCCCATCAAAACCTACTAGAAAAGGCACATCGCCATTTTTCATTTGTGTCTTTAGGGGATGATATTTAATATATAATTTTAATAAACTTTGTAATTGTGCGGGTATAGCTATGATTAGTTGCCCGTCTTTCTTGGCGGTCTTGTATACATTAAAAATAAATTGTTGTTTCTTCATATCTAAATAATTCTTGCTAGCTTCTCCTTTGCTAGCATCCTTAACATTAGTAATATACATTTCTGTATAGTCTTTATTACGGCGTGGTGGTATAAGTGTGTATAGTCCTAATACTACCGTAGCTAGTAGATGATTATATTCTTGTTCTGTAATTGTTCTAGATGGTTTTATTTCATCCATCATTTTATCAAACACTTTCACCACTTCATCCCACTTCATCCAATTTTCTTTTTGTGTTTCTGTTTTTTCATTACTCTTGCTAGCTTCATTTATAGATTTTGTCATATTAATCATTATATCATAGTATTTATTATATAGTGGATTATCTAGTGCTTTTAGTACAGATACTACTGCTATAATTGCGTTCCGTTGTGTTGTTGGTTTATAATCCTTTAGCTTATCTAGAATCGCTTCCGGTTTAGTAAGAAAACGGAAATTCTTTATCGTGTTCTTATCATTTAAGTTCTTTAATGCTTTTAGATATAATTTAATGCTAGAATCACTTAATCCTTTCTGCTGTAGTTTTGCTACTATTTCTCCCTCCATCGTGCCGTTGCGTAGGTATGGTATATACTATACTAACTCAGATAATCTTATCTAATATATACAAATAAAAAAATCTAAAAAAAAAATATACCTCTATATTAAATAGATAAGAAAATCAAAATGGATTTTACTAAATATGAATTACCACCAGCAAATAAAGCAGTTCTACTAGCTATGATGCAAAAGATACATGAAGCATTTACTAAAAATAATCTTAAATACTTTGTTGAAGGTGGTTCTTTACTTGGTGCAGTCCGTCATCACGGTATTATTCCTTATGATGATGATATTGATATCGGTGTATTAGACCGTGATTTTGAACGGGTTATACCACTACTAGATGTGGTTTTTAAAGATGATGATATGAAAGCATTCACTGAAAGAACTAATAAAGACATGATTAAGGTAGCAGTATCAGGTATGTGGATGAAAAACTTAGAAACCGGGCAAATCTACGGCACGCCTACCATCGATATATTCAAATATACCCGTTCCGGTGATGTAATCAAGCTAGTTAATCTAAGAGACCGCCGGCGATTTCCTAATTGCTATTACCTTAAAAATGAACTATACCCATTGAAAGAATATAAATTTAATCATATTACAGTGTTAGGTGCTAATAATCCCTTAGGTTATCTATATAGATATTACGGCAATGATTGTCTAACCAATTATAAAATTGATATGAGAAAAGAAACCAATGCAAAGGAAAAAGACCGTGATGCTCTGGAATTCTCTACTAACCCCGCTTAGTTATTTATGATAAGAATATCTAAGTTATTTATAATAAGAATAATAATGATTAAAGGTGAGGGTTTAATTAGTCGAGTAGGTGGAAAATCCAGACAAAAGAAGGAAATATTTAAAAGATGGTTATCTACTGACAAATACAATATTTATGTAGAACCATTTTTAGGTGGTGGAAATATTGCAATGGATGCACCTATTGTCAATAAAATGATAGCTGGTGATTCAGATACTAACCTTATAAATATTTTCAATGATTTTAAAAAGATAAATCCAGAGACTCTTAGAAATTTTGATTTTACAAAACCAAGCAAAAAGAAATGGCAACAATTAAAAAATGATTTACCTTTTGAAAAAGACCCAATAAAAAGACTTTACTCAAATTTATACATTCGTGCTTTTTCATATGCTAATGAAGGACAAAACTTTAAAGCACACCGTTATTTTGGATATACTTTTGGATATACTAAATTAAAAAAAAATATAGAAAAATATCAAGAAATATTAAATCGTTTTACGATATTAAATAAAGATTATAAATATTTAATTAAAAAGTATGATTCTCCCACTACTTTTTTCTATCTAGACCCACCTTATTATAAAGTTTATTCAGGTGTATATGAAACTGGTGAAATAGACCATCAAGAATTATATAATTTATTAGATAATATCAAAGGTTATTTTTTATTAAGTTATAATGATATACCATATATTAGAAAATTATACAAAGATTATTATATAACTAAATTCACATCAACTCAATCTGATGTAAATATTGGTGGTGTGAGAAAGGTACCTGAATTATTAATTTCAAACTATAAATAAAGCTTAATCATTCATATCAGCAACAGTAAATAAATTATGTTCCGTAAGAACACACTGTGGAAACTGTTTGAACACCGAGCACCACCGAGTTTTTAGTTTTTTTATTGCTAGAATATCTTTTTTACCTAATCCTATATAATTCTCTAGAACATAATTTGTCGCCCTATTACTACCATACGGGAAATATACGAAATTGTGGGCTTCATTTAAGAAATTCCTGATATGTTGATGGTTGGGGTAGTGAGTAGTTAGAATAATACTTGTTTTAGTATGCCTGCCAGTTGTAAGAATAGAGTTAATAAAGGTAAATAATGCTTCACGAATAGCTTTCTCTTTAACCATTTCAACATCGTCCATAATAACTAGACACTCTTTAACATCTTCTATTGTTAAAGGTTCATCAATCCAACTAGAATCTATATTTACACGTTTAACTAGTTTCTTATCTATGCTAGAATCTTCATCTAGCACACTAAAGAAATAAATAGGCCGTTTAGGATATGCACGGCGATACTCTTTAGCGTAGCTATTAGCCCAAAATGATTTACCAGAACCCGACTGGCCCGATATAATTATACAATCTCGTTCTCGTGATGTATCGGGTAGCTGTTGAAATACACCATCATCAATTTTCAAATCTGTCATATAATTTTTTTTTAGTTTTCCACCTCTGGCAACTGCTTCAACATCTAAATATATTTTTTCACCGTCATCTTCTCCACCCTTAACCACTGCAACCGGCCGTCCTATTTTATTTGTATTAAACATTTTATAATGTTGTTCCTATTAATATATATACATAGATTTTATTCTTTATTAATTTGTAATCTTTGCTTAATAGAATTATATCGTGGTAGCTCACCAACAGGCAGATTATAAAATTCATAGAATCGCTTAGCTTCGCTATTGATTAAATGCTGGTATTGCTCGCTCACCTTCTTGAGATTTGCAGGCGATAGTGTACCAAAGCCTAAATTTTTTATAAACATTTTCATTCTAGCATCAAATCCGAATTTATCCATATATATAAGCCCAGCCTGTATTACATTGTCTAGCTCGTATAGCTTGCCTACCATACTATTAAAAAATCTAGTAATCACAATAATGAGATTCTTATCTGGCGGTGTTGAATACTTAGCACTAAGCATTAGACGCTTTAGTGATTTATATATCTTGCCGTCTTCGTAGTAGTGTTTGCCATCATCTAGTAGTGTTCTAATATATTTTTCCCTATCCATTTCTAAATTACCGAAGAAATAAATACAACTTACTTCTTTAAAACGTCCCTCATTCCAAATTATAGCGTCTATCTTGCATAGTTCAGTGTTCTTATTAAAATAAGCATCAAATAAATTAGGTTTTAAATCATACATCTTAAAAATTTTATGCTTTTCCACATCGCCCTTTTCATCTTCTTTTTGCTGTATCTTAAACTCTATAAAAAATAGTTTATTTTTATTATCAATCCTACTAAAAACCTTTTCAAAATCTTTATAAAGTCTAGATGGTGAATATTTAGTTTTTATCACGCTTAACATATCTATATCTGCCGGATAGTCTTGAGATGCTAAAGAACCCGTTCCCACTAATCTCACGGGATTATCACCTAATTGAAATACATTATACAAAAACCCGGTATCAATTGGTAAAATACGTTCTTGTAATACATCCATGTTGTATATTATAGTTATCTATTATTATAATCATATAAAAAAATCAAAAAATATTTATTGTTTTTATTCTTCCTCATCATCCTCCATCCCCTCCATCTCATCATCCTCCTCCCCCTCCATCTCATCATCTACTTCTTGCTGTGCTATTGCTACATTCCGGGCTTGTCGCTGTGCTCGATTCCGTGGCCTGAGTTGTGCTAAAGCATCCATATATTGCCTTTCTGTAGGTGGTATAGTAAAAGCACTAGAAACGTCTTCAAATGCCTCCTGTGTATCAAGTCGTACGTTGGGGTTAACGGTTGCGTAATCTTGAATAGCTCGCCGTAAAGCTGCGGCATCAAATTCAAAAAGTTCATCGTCATCCTGTACTGGTCTGTTGCGATCATCTTGTTCTTGTAATAATTCAAAACGTCGTTTCTGGTCTCGCATAAATTCCAATTCAGGTTCATCTGTGAATGATTGAATTCTATAATTGCTTAGTTTCATATCATCGGCAATATTAGATATTGGCAAAAGCACAAAATCCGGTACCTTTTCATATAGTTGTGCTATTATTCGTTCGACTGCGGGCAAATTACCATTGATTTTGTTTTTTATAAAAGTTTTATCGATTTGTTCTAAATCACTATATCCTATTTTACCTAAAAAACTAATTAAAGCGTTATAAGTAATCACAACATCAGAAAGTAATTTCGCAGCTTCTCGTTTACTAAAAGTTCCTATAATTTTTCCGGTTGTTTCTAAAAATGCTTCTGTCTTATAAATATATTTTTCAAATAGCGAAAGCTCTTTAATAAAAGCATTTTTTTGTACTTGATCTAGCGTTCTTCGTTGTTTAACTGCTTCTTTATTTTCTTCATAATTCTTTTTAAGTCGGCGGATTACTTCTAAATCTGCTTTCCTGTCTTCATCCAATGCTTCATTATTTATTTGTTGAAACAACATTTTTATAGTAATATGTCTATTATAATATTATAACAAAATAAATTAAAAAAAAATCATTCTATCCTAATAACTAAGGGAGGGGTCGTAGGGGAACCGTAGGTTCACTACTCTATTTGCGATAGCTAGCCTTTGCCCGGGGGTCTTTCAGTGCTTCATTGTATTTCATTCCGTGCATCTTTGCATGTGCTTTAATGTGTTCTATCCATTTTGATGCTCCACGCTTGCCACCAGTAGAAACCCCTGCACGCTTGCGACCTTTACCCTTAATAAGTCCTAAATCCTTGCCAATATCAACACCCTTTTTCACTGTTCCAGCAATGCTAGATACCTTATCAAGCACAGAATCAAAAAATCCACTTCCTGCTAATTCACCCATACCAGAACCGACTGCACGAGCTAAACCGCCCGTTTGAATGCCTCCACGCTTGCGACGGCCACCGGACATTGCCCCAGCCTTTAAACCTAACGAATTCATTAAATTATTATAACTGGAACCCAATCCCCCACCAGTAGAAACACCGGCACGCATACGACGGCGACGGCCCATTGCCCCGCCTGTAGTATTATATGGTATAGTTGTCATTTTACGACGCATACCGCCAGACATTGCCCCGGCCTCTTTACCAAGACCAATAGCACCTAATACACTAGATAGAATACCTTCTCCCTCTTTCATTGCCTTAGGCTTACGACCACGGCGGCCGCCGGACATAGCCCCGCCGGACATAGCCCCAGAAAGTAAATAGTTAGGATTTTGTTCTCTTAAATTCAAACCAATTTCACCGCCAGACATTGCCCCGCCAGACATAGCACCCGCCATTTTACGGGGGCGGCCACGACGACGGCCACCAACCATTGCACCGCCTTCTTTACCTAATCCAATCAGGTGGAACGGCAACATATAGCCCTGCGAGAATGCCCTGCCTATTTGGTCTAGCAATCCTTCACCCATATATTCACCACCAGCACGGGCTACCTTAGGGGCTTTACCAAGCCCAAGCAGGGATAAACCTGTACTTAGAATTCCTTCACCCTCTCGCACTGCAACATTAGGGGTAATATCCATATCGCTAAGCATGTAACCCTGACGTTGCATATCACGAACATATTTGTGATTGATTGCTTCTATCTGGTCACGAATGTGTTTGTTATAAGCATTAGCTTCCATTTTTACTTCTTAATTTATCAATATATATTAATAATAACAAATAAATTAATTTTAATTAAAATATTTATTAACTATGAAGATAAAAAGATTATTGTTACTTGGTTGTGGAACTATACAACGTGCTTTAATTGAACTATTAAACCATAAACGACACAAACTACTTAAAACCCCTGAAATTATCTGTATTTGCCCCGAGGATATACCAGACTACATTCTAGATATCATACCGGAATTAATACACTTGAAAACACATATAACTCTAGACAATATGAATAAATTACTATCGCCATTGATGGATAATAATACATTGTGTATAGATTTAACTGTTAATACTGATAGTATTAAAATAATTGAACTAGCTAGACAAAATAATACATTATACATTAACACATCTATAGAAGAATACAAGAAACAACAAATAAAAAATCCAGAGAAAGAAACACTCTACTATCAAAATATTAAATTACAGAAATCATTAAAAAAAATAAAATCTAAAGTATCAGCATTTGAATCTGCCGGGGCTAATCCCGGGCTTATTAGTAATCTTACCATGGCGGCGATTCATAAATACTGCGAAGACCATAAACCGCACTTACTGGAACACATTAGACAGAATAAATGGGCTTATGTAGCCTCTAAATGTGTACATATGGTACACTGTGCAGAGAAAGACACACAAGAAACACATTATAAACCTGTTAATGGTGCTATGTTCCAGACTTGGAGCCCTGAGGGCTTTGTATCAGAAGCTCTTTCGCCGTCATTCGTATCATCACCAATAGCACCAACACCAGAATATCATAAATCACGATACAATCCTAAAATGTTTATAAATCCATGTAAAAAATCTATGGATTGCTTTGCTAAATCATACATTATAACACCAGATAACAAAGTGGAACCTATCAAAGGCCGGATGATAACACATAATGAAGTTGTTAGTATGGCGGAATTATTCGGAACACCACATTATACCCCTATTATATCTTATGTATATGATTCCTGTCCCATATCTCAAAAATCATTAGAATTTATAAAAGCTAATAATTATAAGGAACCGTCTAGATATATCCCACTCTATCAAGAAGATATAACTAATAAATCAGGTTATGATTCATTAGGTGCTTGTGTATTCTTTAATGATGGTAGGGTTTACTGGTGCGGGTCAGTGCTTACCAACAAGCAAACAATGAAGAAATTAGGCACTGATTGCCATACTAACGCTACACAGTTACAAGTAGCTATTTCAGTTCTTGCTTATATTAGTTATCTACTTAGAAATCCAAATAAGGGCGTAATGACTAGTGAAGATGTATATTATAAAAATATTCTAAAATATTGTAAACCTTATTTAGGTAGATATGTATGTAGAGAAATTACTAATCAAATATAGAATTACAATAAAATATGTATATAGATAATAGATAAAAATGCCGTTTAGGGTGATTAAGGATAATGGGGGGTTCTATGTAGAGAATATAGAAACCGGCAAACGATTCTCAAAGAAACCATTAACTGAAGCAAAGGCTAAGAAGCAATTTAGGATATTAGATAAGTATTTAGGAACATTAGAAGGATCAGGCCTAAATCGTGGCGAATTGCGTGAGATACGCCAGGAAGCCCTTACAGATTTAGATATTAAAAAGTATGTACCAGATGCTAAAATAATAAGTAGTTCAGATTTAAAGAAATATAATAGCATCGATCGGGTTCTACCTAATCAAAAAGATTGTGTATTCATTATCTATGAATCTAAACCTAATTACGGCCACTGGTGCCTGCTTTCTAAATACGAACCAGATGTTATTGAATACTTTGATAGCTACGGCGGACAACCAGATGCACCTCTGAAATGGGTTAATCGTGCTAAACAGGAAGAGCTAGACCTTAAACCCTATTTGAGTTCTCTACTAGAAAAAGCTAAAAGTGAAGGTTGTGATATAATATACTCTAGTAAGCATTTTCAAAAAAATAGTAGTAAGAAATTAGGTAAAATAGCTAGTTGTGGCCGACATTGTATCTTCAGGGCGTTATGTATATTAAACGATGGACAGGGACTTAGTGATTATATTAAAATGATGAACATGATTAAAGAGATTACAGGCTATAGTTATGATGATATAGTATCTGGTATTATAAGTATTTAGTAATTATCAAAATTATAGTAGGTTATAGTAGGTTATAGTAAGTTATAGCTGGTTATAGTACTATGTACTATTATATATTTTCTATAAAATAATTAAAAA